CACCACCCAAACGTCCTGATAAATCAAAACGGTATATCGGAGAGGCAATGACATATGTCAAAAATATGAATAAGTGGGAAGCAGCAAATAGTTATGCAAAGGATAGAGGTTGGGAATTTCAGATATGGACAGAGGAAACACTATACAGTATGAACATTTTAAAGAAACTTAAACCATTGAAACCCTTGAAACCATATCGCAAAAAGAAGAAAAAGTGATATAAATAATGGTATGAATGATGCTAACCTTTTTAAAAATTTAGAATTAGAAGCCTTTCGTGCAGGTATTAATCCACGCACTGATGAATCTCGAGCATGGTTTCGTAGAAGAATTCACTCAATAAGAAGGGTAAACCGTAGAGAATTAATGGGTGCTGACGAGGTAAAGCTTGTGAATAAATCACAACCTCTAATAGGCTCAATGAATATGTTTTTCTATGATCCAAAAGGTAAGGAAACACTACCCGTTTATGATAGGTTTCCATTGGCAATTATTGTAGGGCCCGCTGAAGGTGGATTCTATGGAATGAACTTACACTATCTTTCTCCAATATTGAGAGCCAAATTTTTAGATGCACTTATGGGTATGACAAACAATACCAAATTTGATGATACAACAAGATTTAAATCTCAATATAATTTAATGAAAAAATTGGGCACAACAAGATATTATAAACCTTGTTTTAAACACTATCTTTTTGCTCACGTAAAATCACGTCTGGCTAGAGTATCACCAACCGAGTGGGAAATCGCTACATTCTTACCAACAGCAGATTGGGCCAAAATGAGTGGCAGACAGGTTTACAAACAATCTAGAGAGATGATTTAATGGCAACTATAGATCAATTAAAATCCACTATATCATTTAAACTTGGTACGGCAAGACCCAACCAATTTATGATAGAACTGCCAACAGATTTTGGACCACGAGGTGGTGGTATCCTTAGCGCCGTTAGAAACTTAATGAGTGGAAACGATTTAAATGTTCTTTGCCAAAGTGTAGGTATTCCACCCAAAACTGTTTTAACATTGGATCAAAAAATGGGTGTTCAGATGCGTAAAGTTGCATATGGATATTCTGGCGCAGGGTCTGTTAATATGACCTTTCTTATGTTAAATGATTATGGTGTAAGAAAATATTTTGACACTTGGTATGCTTCAACTGTTGCTCAAAATACAGGTAAGGCATTATATTTTAATAATTATGCAAAACAAATTAAAATTCACCAATTAAGGAAACCCATAACCAATAAACGGTTTGGTGCAGGTCCGATTAATCTCAATGTAAATATCGGAGAAGGAACTGTTTATAGTGCTTTATTAGAAGAAGCATTCCCAACGAACATAACGCAAACTGAATTTACTAACGATCCGGATGGATTAATGCAGTTAACAGTTGAAATGACATATACAAAATGGTCACCGATTGTGGATAATCAGGGACTGTTTTCACTTGACGCCAGTTTAGGATCACTTTCTGGCTTTTTAGGATAGGAGTTAAATAATGGCACTGCCACGTTTGAATGAAACTATTTGGTATGATCTTAAATTACCATCATCTGGAGAAATTATTCATTACAGACCGTTTCTGGTCAAAGAACAAAAAATCTTGCTTCTTGCAGGAGAATCAAATCAACCAAGACAGGTTATTAGAGCAATTACTGATACAATTAGATCATGTGTACAAGAGGATATTGATATTAGTTCCTTGGCATCATTTGATGTGGATTATATCTTTACAAGAATTAGGGCAAAGTCGGTTGGTGAAACTGCCGAACTAGTTGTTAAATGTCAAAAGTGTGATAGTGAAAACGACACAAAGGTTGATATTATGCAATCCAAAGTGGTTGGTGATATTAAACCTCAAAAGGTACAACTTACCCCAGATATTTCAATGGAACTTCACTATCCAACTTATAGTGATCTTATGTCTAATACAAGTGTATTTGATGATGATGCCAAAACAAGTGAGGCATCAATGAATTTAATTATGTCCTGTATGAAAACATTATATACAGAAGATGAACGAATTGATTTAAAGAATGAATCAAGGCAAGAATTAATGACCTTTATGGATTCTTTAAATGCAGAACAGTTTGAAAAGATTGCACAGTTTATTGGAAATATTCCAAAATTAAGTTATGATATGGAATTTACTTGTGAACAGTGTAATCATGATAATAAAATTTTACTGGAGGGTATGGACAATTTTTTCTAGTATGCCTCTCGCATGAAAACATGGAAAATTTTTACAGAACAAATTTTTCATTAATGCAGCATCACAATTATTCGTTATCCGAACTTGATTATCAGATGCCATGGGAGAGGGAAATATATCTCACTATGCTTGTCCAACACCTGAAGGAACAGAAGGAAAAACAGCAGCAAGAACAAACTGCGCAGGGATATTAAAATGGCAGAAGCAACCTTAAATGACGTCAGTACCAAACTCAGTTCACAATTAAAAGTGGATGAGGTCATTGCACGTGGTGTAAATGGGCTGAGAGATGAATTTAAAAAATTATATGGTATCCAAGAAAAACTCTTACGTGAACTAGCAGAACAAAAACGTGAGGGTGGAACTTCTGGTGGCGGTGGTGGTGAAGGTGCATCTCCAAAGGAAGCAGAAAAGGGAATAAATCCGTTCCTTGCTGCAGCATATGTTGCCGTAATTGCCATGGTAACTGCTGTTAAGGATTACTTTCAGAATATAAGAAAAGTTCTCAAAACTTTATTTAAACCAATTCGTGCAGCAATTAGAGGCCTCGGACAATTATTTAGAGCCATATTTAAAGAAGCAGGTATCACAAAGGTCATTAACAGTGTTGCTACAACTGTTAAAGGGGCATTTTCTAGATTAGGAAGGGCATTAAAAACATTGTTGCCTGATCCAGAGGCAATACAAGATTCGTTTAGAGCACTAAAGGGGTATTTTATAAAATTAAAATCATTCTTTACTTCAGGTGCTGATGACTTCCTAAAGTTTCTTACCGACAATAGTATCTTTAGAGTTTTAAAAAATGGATTTAATGCTATCAAGAATTTTTTGTTTGGTGCTTTTCAAGGTGATGAAATAAAAACAATAAAATCATTCTTTGGAAATATTGGTGCAAGGATTTCTGGATTCTTTGATCCAATTAGAAAGTTTTTCTCATTTGGTGAGGATAGTCCTTTAGGTAAGATGGTGGCAAGATTAAAAAGCTTTTTTAGTTTTGCTCAAGAGGGAAGTGCATTTGCCAAAACTTTAGGAAGTGTTGGCCGAGTCATTGGTAGACTTGCTTGGCCAATCACAGTTATTATGGCAATTATTGATTCAGTAACTGGTGCATTCAAAGGTTTTGTGAATACTGATGGATCAATTGCAGAAAAGTTATTGATGGGTGTCCTTGGTGGTATATCCGGGCTGGTTGAAGGTTTAATTGGTATGCCTCTTGATTTGCTGAAAAGTCTTATATCCACTATTGCTGGGTTCTTTGGATTTGAAGAAGCAGAAAAAATGTTGGACAGTTTTAAATTTACTGACCTAATTAGAGATATGATTATGTCACCATTTGTTATGATTAAACGAGGAATTAATGCTGTCCTTGAGGCGATTGCTGTAGGTGTGGATTCAATTCCATTCCCTGGAACAGGTAAAGTAGCATCAGCGATTCGTGATTTTAAGTTTGAGGATACTGGAGAATCACGAACTGAAATGGTTGCTCGTAAAAAGAATGAAGATGCTGAGGCGGATGCGGCACTTGATGCATATGATGCCGAAAGTGGTTTAGGTAAAAAGAAATATAAAAGTGAAAAATTTGCTAAAAAAGTAGCAAAACCAGGTGAAGAGGTTGTACAGGATAGCGAAGGCAACTTCAGAATTAAGAAAAAGAGTAGTGGTCCACAGGAAATAAAATCCGGACAGCTGTCCGGTAAGGCTGGTAAATTTGTGGATGATGATTTACAACCAGCTTATAGTGGTGGTGCAATGCCATCAATGACAGTTATTGGTGGTGATACTAATGTGGGTGGAAGTGGTACTGTTCTCGCTGGAGAAACCCGGCCATCCTCTGGGAATGACCGGGCTTTAGGTACTGGTTTTTATAGAAGTACCCCAGGCTATTAACCTTCGTTTGCCAATTTAGCAAAATAAGACATTGTATCGTCATCATCTTGAGTATTCATTTCAGATGCTGTGACGGGTACTGCCTGTGGTTCAGGGGTTGAAACGGGTTCGTTTACCTGGTTCATCTGGGTAACCTTAGGGGCACCCATTTCCACCTGTTCACCTAGAACACGCATCATCTTGGCTTTGAGCTCATCGTATGACTTGTAGTTCTTTGGGTCGGTAAACTCACCGAGGTTATGTAATCCATTATAGATTGTTTCCAATCTGGATTCGTCTCCATCATGGAGAGCAGATGGACTTGCAAACTCTGATTTATCATAATTACGATATCCTTCAACGTTACGGATTTTCAATTTAAAGTCTGCCCCATCCCAGAAGTCAAATGGGTTAACTGGTGTTTCATCTGCAAACGATGGTTGCATCACGTCCATAATCTTTTCAAAGATTTTCTTACCAAACTTATATAAGACAACCTTACCCTCATTCGCAGGGTTACCTGGGTCTTGTACGACAAGGGCATTTACCACATAGTGAAGTCGGCGCTTCTGTTTACGGGCAGTTTCTTTGTCCTCATCAATACCTGAATTCCATAGGCGTGAGTTAAGTTCACCAACTGGATCAGGTTGACCAATAGATGTAAGGCTGTTTTCAATATACCAAAGACCGGTTGGGCCTTTGAATCCATGATCCCAATAACGGACCCATGGAAGTTCTTGCCCTTCGGCCGCTGGTAGAAAACGGAGAACGGCATATCCGTTACCTGCTTTATCTACTGTTGGCTTCCAGATTCGATCATCACCGTAGTTCTTCTGTTCGGTTGAACCACCGGCCTGTTCTGCTGCTTGTACTAGTTTGGAAATTTGATCGCGATTGCGTTTTAGGTTTTCGAATGACATTAGTATGTTCCTTGTATAGCTGAAATATTAACTGTAGTATAATTATATTACATTTGCGCTGAAATGTAAATGTATTTATATTCAATTTATTCAAAAAGAGCTGAATCAATTGAATTTATTTTCGGTAATAGGTTTAACCCCATTGCCTCTGCCTCAAGTTTATCTTTAATGATAGGTGAGACAAATTTCTTTACATCTTCTGGTTCGATATTATTCTGTTCACAAACCAGTAGTATGGCCTCCATATAACCAATTGACAAATCGGTAACTGTCTTTTCAATTAGTTTAGAAAATTTACTTTTTGATAAAAACTTTTCTTCTATTTTTTCACTCATTGATCCATTACCCTTAATAGGATTGTTTCTTTGTTTATACGGCCATTTGGTACCGTTGTTTTGGTTGTGAGTTTCTGCCACTCTTTATCAATTTGTTTTGGTGTTTTACCAAGAGCGATAGGTAAAAACTCATTTGGTTTCCGAAGTTTAACAGACCTACTGTTTACTGGATCAAAGTCCTTGAGGGTTGATCCTGATATTTGGAAACCATTAACTGAGTTTGATACAAATTCTGTTAGTGATTTATATTTGGTATTGAATATGTACAACCTGCGTTTACCAACAATTTGTATTGGTGGTATGGAAACAAGTTTAAATTCCGTATCCTCTTTTTTGTAATTAACACGTGTGACTTGTTTATCAGCGGCCTTTGGCCCTTTAACTCTTGTGGCACGTGTTGCCTTACCAGCAGATTTGATACGGTCAATATCCGATAACATTTCTTGACATGATTTAAGTCGGCGGTTGAGTTCAGGTCTTTTCAAATGTGAATAACCTTCCACGGCATCAGGACAACGCTTGTGGTAAGCATCTTCATAATCAAGTAACCATCCCTCAACCACCTCACGGACTGCCACGGTTGCAGAGGAGGGCAGTCCATGTTTCTTGAACAGAGCATATATATCGATGGTAGTCTTTTCACCCTCCATCCAAGAATCTTCTAGGTCCAATAAATCTTGCATTATTGTACGACCAATTTTATTTTGCAATCTTTGCATTGGAGATAAGGATACAACCTTATCATCATCTTTAGCCTGAGCCTTTTTTTCGGCCTGTATAATTCTACCTGATTCAAGTAATCCTTGTAGATAATTATTCAGAGCATTTGCATAATACTCCGATTTTTCACACATGGTCATTTCCATCATCATCCACCATGCAGTTGCACAATGGTGAGTAAATGCATAAAACTTAAATTCAGGATTTGCAAGTATTGCCTGTGAATCTTTTTTGGAAAATGTTTTACGAACATATCCCTTAATTGATTCAGATAAATCTTTGTTTGCAACTTCAAAATGAAAATAATTCATTACGTGTGCAAAACCTTTATCCGAAGGAACACCACCTAGGCCAGTTTTGGCTCTTCTAGGTAATGCCTTTTTCTTTCTTTTTTGTAATTTAGCTACCATGATTATATCCTCTGCAAAATTGAATCATATAATATTATAATACATTTTCGGATAAATGTAAAGTGTTTTTTTATCCACGTCTCATCCGAGCAATTTCTTTTGCTGCATTACTGTCCTTACGGATCGGTACCATATTTGATTTATGAAGTGTACCAATGCCGGCAAGTTCATCACCTGTATATCGATTGGCTACTTTTTGATAACCATTACCTACCATATCAGATGTTGGTATATTTGATTGACTGACCTTATAGTCTGGTATTGGTGAACGATATGTCGAACCCTTTTCATAACCAACACGTGATAACAACTTTTGTAATTTACGTTCCTCTTCTAAAACGGCAGCAGTCTTTTTTCTTGCCTTACGTTTACGAGTATTGGTAGTTGTCATACCACGAATCAAATGCATACCACTCATGTTTTATTGTGCCCCTTTTTTGCCATATCAATAATTCTTTTTTTCAGGTATTCCATAACAAAAACTTCAGTACCTGAAAGGTGATCTGATTTGGTATTATCGACAGGAAGTTTTTTAAGACTTAACTTTTCCAATTCACCTTGAAATACTCTATAGGCAAGAATACGATCACTTGTCATATCTGGCATCATAATACACAACTCACGAAATTATTAAAGATATCTGGCCGAAAATATACAATCAGTCCAGTCACAACAACGCCGAATAAGAATCCCCACATTAGTCCCACTCCTTCTCATATGATTCTTGTGACCTTGCACGATCGCCATAATATTCATCCACATATTTTGGAGCATCTGTCCAGGCGTAAATATTATTACCATTATCATACTTGTCCATAAAAGACGTTTCGGTCCTACGAACACGTTGGTTGCGATTCAACTTTTTAGTGAATTTTTTTGATGCTTTACGGATAAGAGCCATCCGTTGTGCCTGTGTTTGTGCCATAATATAACTCCTCAAAATACAAACCTGGTACTATTATATACCATTCTATGGATAATGTAAAGTGTTTTTTTAATTTTTTTTTAAATTATTTTTGAAAATATGGCCAGGTTGGGTTACTAGTAGTATTGGATTTATGATACCAAAGATTACCATACACCTGAGTCCGTTGAGTTTTTAGCATATCATAATCCAATTTAACCGCGTGCATACTTTCATCATAAGGTGCAAATATGGTAATAGAGTTATTTGCCTTTTGCTCAAATACGGTTTCACACCAATCCCATGGAACCCAACAACGTTCTGCCTTTTGGTTGGTTTTCCAAAACTCTTGAACGTGTTTATATTCTGGCTTAAATTTCATAAAGTGTGTGGATAATCCATATTCATGTGCCTTTTCATCCGGATTAATATTCAGCATATACGTAAGACACTTTTTACGAATATCCGGATGAGGACTAATCTCATATCCAGTCAGGTATTTTTGTATTGCAGTTTCAACTCTCATATCGCCTTTTTTATCAAACTTTTGTTTTAATGTGTCTAGGAATATGGGTGAATTAAGGAACTGCATTAATTGGTTAATTGTTTCATTTTTATATTCTTGGATTCTATATGCAATACCAAACCCTTCAATTAAACCTCTGGCGTGACTTGGTGATGTCCCTTGACCTGTTTTATACCACTTCACATATTCATTCACATCTGTGGTACATCCTGGAAAGGGAACAGGTGCGTATCTATTATCATTTAGATGTTGAATCATATCTTCGATTTTATCAAACTCAGGAAAGTTAATCTGATCATTTTGAGTAATTAAATCAAAATGTTCCTGTGAAAGGAAATCCTCAATGTATAAAAACTTGAATGGATTTGTTTCAAATTCTGCATTATTAATTTTTTCTAAAATATAATCGAACATTTTTTATCCTATGAATTATATATTTTTCTCAGATAATCTTCAAACTGATCAACCTTTTCAATTCGATTAGGCCATAAAATATATTCTTTTTCTGGATTCTTTTTAAGGTTGGATAATAAAGGCTGAATAGCATTATATAACTTATCAAGTTTTTCTTGATTACCTAATGCTGCCTGTTCAGCATCTTGGGCAAGTGCCTGAGTTTGTTGAACTGCTTTTAGTTCTGTTTCATCAACAGCAGTAAAACCAAAATCGAAAAAATCATCAGACATAATATTCTTTCCTTTTATATGCATACTGTAAAAATACGCAATACGATATAGCCAAAAAGAGAAAATTACCAGAAAGCATTGATTGACTAATTACCCAGGCAAATGGAGATATGATTAATAAATCATAAAGTTTTATTGTTGGGGTCTCTTGGTTTGCTTGTAGCATACGTATTCATTTCCAATCGGGGTGGTAATAGGCATGGACTTTGCATTTGGATCAGGTTCACGACACTCAATCTGACTCCAATACTTATAACCTAATTTTTCCCATTTAATTTTCTCATCAAAAAATTCACGTTCGTTGATACCAATAAGTGAGAGTAATACTAAAAATCCAATTCCTAGTTCCATTTTCTTTTCCTTCTGTAATGGACGAGGGGTTAACCATGACCCCTCACGTGTCGATTAAGAGACAAACCTTAAATTTAGCAGAGCAACCGTATAAGTGGCTGGTGCATCTCCTTTGTGTTATGTCAAGGATTTCAACTTGACGTCTTTATTTATAAGGTTTCCAACGAGGGAGTTTGAGAGAGGAGCTAAAATAACTCAACCTCGCTGGAATTCGAATTACTTATACACGACCTCAAATCCGTGTTCATCTTCTTTTACTCTTTCACCTGTGAACCAATCCAAACCATTATTATAATATGATAAGACATGAAGAACTTGATAACCTTTATCTTCATATTTGCCATATAATGACCGACCAAGCGCCTGAAACATATCGGCTTCTAACAAGGTTGGTATTCTGTCAATCTTGTAACCTGGATATTCAATTGAATCATATGTTTCAGCAACCATTATGCCGCATCCGCTTTCATTAACAATGACATCTGATCACAAAAGTGATGCAACTCACCATCGGTCATATCCGATAATTTAGGGCTGATGAAACGAGCATATGATTTACTCATTGCATCTGCAGCCAGATAGTAGGCAGATTCCTCAAGCTGAATCCGTTCAAACTCGGCCAATGTACCAGAAGGTACACGTTCTGTCCAATACTCAATATCGGTATGACAAGGCAACTTGCCCATAATGTTACCTGGAGCAGCAGCAGTAAATGCTTCTGCCTCGGCACGTTGATCCTTAATAAAATCGATAAGTTGTTGTTCCATAATTTAGCTCCTCAGATAATTATATTAATATTATAAACCATTCTACAGATAATGTAAAGTGTTTTTTTAAACTTTTTACCAAGTTTTTTCATCGCCACTCAGTGTAGGTGGATTTTCCAGAATACTCAGACGTTGTTTCAGGGTTTCAACCTCTTCATTTAATTCTTTGATTCTGGTCAGTAGAAAATACTTTTCAGCAGTTTCTTCTGCGAGTTGTTTTTCTACTATTTTGAAATCGATGTCTTGATCCATTTTTCATATATCTCCTCTTGTAAACGGTAAGCCTCTTCCTCCCAAGGAAGGTTCATATATGTTTCTTTCGAATCATATATGCCAAAGTACTCTTCGCCTTTCCAGGCCTTACGAATACCATGATCTTTTAGGTCACCACGTTCATGTTGTCTAACGTGAACCATTTCGTGAAAAATTGCTGTCATAAAATCTTCTTCTATGAGCCCTTTTTGCACTTCAATTTCGTGTTCACCTTTAGTAATACAACAGTGATAAGCATCAGCATCATCAGGTATATCGGTAATGGAAATTTCTACTTGCAAATTTCTTTTCCGAGGCATCAACTTTTTAATTGCAAAGTTGACAGCATCATATGCCATCCTCTGCTCTTTATTGGTTCCACCTTGTATTTCTAAATATATCATAGTACTATTATATCATACTTTTAAGATAATGTAAAGTGTTTTTTTAAATTATTTTTATTTTTTATCATTTTTTGAGTGGACTTCAATAGAAACATTATCTGTAACAGGAAACTTTATTTGATCGTGTTTATGATGAATTACAAATTTAGTCCTAGTTTCCCCATTGGAATATTCCCCTTGATCACTAAAGTCATTAAATATGTTTGCCCACAAAGGTCTCCAGTTTTCGGCAAGTCTGTGATTGTTCATATTACCACGATCTGAATTCATAACAAGGTCAGTATAAGATCGTAGATTAAAATCCATAATAGAATCAAATCCCCACATATGAACAACGTCTGCTTTTAATTTAGCAGCTGCATAATATACTGCCATATGACCACAATTAAAATCAGTGTAGTTTGGGCAGTAACTTGGCTTCTTCGTATAGAACTCTTTTATGCGTCCAGCAATGCGCATATGAAACGATGGATGTTTTTCACAATATAACTTTGGTCTCATACCCACAATCCATTCGCCAGGAGGCATTGATACCTCTTGCTTATTAATTGCGTGCATCATCTTAAAATCAACAATACAAGTTGCATATTGATCTGGTACTTCAAATGGTGAAAAATTACAGGTTAATTTAAGACCTTTTCTAGGTGCCTGATTGTAGAAATCAGCACAGTCACCATTACCAATTACATGAACCACTCTAGCCATTTTTAAATATTGCCTCTCTAATTTTCATTAAACCTTTTATTTTATCCTTACCTTTAAACCCTGTATGGTGTTGAATATTTATTGGCCCTGTATATCCGTCCTCATCTGTGGCAAGACGCATCACATTCCATTCAAATGGTATGTCATTTATATATGTGATTCTTGTAATAGGATTCAATAAACTGTGTAGGACTTCTTGATCACCCTTTTTTGGATTTGCACGAATTTCATTACACCAATCATGTAAAATTTTTGGTCTGCCTATTACCCCAACAACTCCAGAGTTATGCCAAATCTCACCACGCCTCTTTGTCCATGGTTTATCCTCTACCATATTTAATTTATTAGGAACAATCATTCTGAATAAAGGATTTAAATTAGTTTTTATTTCACAATCAGTATCTACCCAAACTGTTTTATTTGCTGGTGAATTAAATATTGCTATTGGTTTATTAAACCAACCTTCCTCTTTGGTTTTACGGAGGTTCATAATACCATTGACCTGTGGGTGACTCGAAACATATCTTAAATATTCTTCGGACATTCCAAAGTCTGCTATGATTAAGGGGCGTTTTTCGTGTTGGCCATAATTTTCAATAAACCAATTTAGTTGCCATTCAGTATTAGAATCACAACCAGTAAGTACGCATTCGGGATATCTTTTACTTGACATTTACTAACTCATAATTACCATTTGATGTATAGTTGTGTTTACTTTGACAGCCATTTGCATTTTGAATAGTACTAAAATTATCCCTGGCCTCACACGACCAAGGAAAATACTCTTGCATTGATGGAAAGTTTTCTCTATTTAAAAATATATCAGTAGGTCTTGCAATTCTTTGCGCGGCCTCAACTAATATCCATGCACCTTCTGGACTTACAATATATCCATGTGCACCGCCAAAATATCTTTTCTGTATTAATGGATTGACACCCAAAGTTGTTGGTGTATTATATTCACCATATGATGGTTTTGAAAATGTCATAAAGTGTCTGAAATTTGCCTTTACTGGCACATCGCCAGTCACAAAAGCATCATGTTCAAAAATTACTGTTCTTTTTCCACTCAGTACACATTTTTCCCATAAACTAAAATGTGAAAGAAATGCAGACATACAATTTACTCGTCTGGAATAAACCTCTTCAAAATTATGGGTTGGAATATTCCTAACTTTAAACTGAGTTTCAGGATCATCCTTTGGTGTTAATGCCGCAAACATCTGCACATTCAAATTATACATTGCCGCAGATTTAATACACCTTTTTGCGGCCTTTACGGATTTTTCCTCATCCATAATTGTAATGACATATGCTTCGTATTCCATAATCTATCCTGTTGTAGTTGAAGGCAACCCTTGTACTTTTGTATAAAACCTTCTTGTCACACCCATATTAGGTATCAGTTGTTTGCACATTAATGCATCATTTGGCCAAGCACCATATTTTTCAACGGCCGCAATAAGCTCTTTGGCCCCATTTGGTTTAATTATATATGCACTATTTCCGGCAAGGCCTTGAGGAACATTCCATTCATCTATTGAAGGAACAGGTTGTATATCTTCTTTGTTCTCTTTTACGATGTCATAAAATTTCTTTGCTCTTCTAGTTGCCATAAGAGGGTTATTGATCCCAACAATATCATACTTTGAATCTATAATTGGTTGAGGATCAAACTTATGCACAAATACGGAATCGTGTTCCAAAACCAATAAAGGAATATCCTCTTTAAAGGATCTGTACCATAAAAGATAATGACTAGCAAAACATGCCATACGTCTTTTAGGGTAGGTGGTTGGATATGCACGTTTTATCAATCCACTTGCAAAGTCTATTGCCTCTCCTTCCCAGGGATAAGTCCACTTAATTCCATTTCCTTTAAATACAATATCTGCCAAGTCAGGAGTTACTGCATCAAACTTTTCTATCTTAAATTCATTCTGAACCTTTTCAGAAGATTTAGTTAGTGTTTCATATCCATCAAAGGAAACCTGATTATGAGGAATGACAATAGAGACTGCAATCATGATTTTTTCAACACCGTATATCCTACGTTTGTTTTACCACGTTCGATAATACTCCAACGGCTATTATTATCACAAAAATCTGAAAGACAACGGTAAAGAGCATCTTTTGGTCTATCTTGACAGATAGTGGTATCATGGGCAATAATATATTTTTGAATGTATGGACCGTGTAAGGATAATTCTTTTTCCATGTGACTTCTGATATGCAGTGAATCAATCATTAGCATATCAATATCACGATCACTTATAGAATTAATACTAGTTGAATCTGCTTCTTTTACTACAAGCTCAATGCCATGTTCTTTACAATATGGTTCGGCAAGTGATTTTAATTTCCATCTATATTTTTCATGGTTAATATCTACTAGTTCCATATATTCTGGTTTGTGTTTACAGGTCATTGCTGCAGATGCAGAACCACCTTGATGTGTTCCAAGTTCTTTATATGATCTACAGTCTTTCATATATCTACGGATAGCATTGTGCATAGCGCAATAATCTGCACCGTGATACGCTTCTTGTTGTGAACGAATTTGTACGTAGAATTCATCTACCGATTTTACTTTTTTTAAATCAGCCGTTAGCATAATTTATTACTCCCTTTAATCTATCCATATCATAGTGATCAGCACCACGGAGTTGTACATGCACAAAGTTAGCGTTTTCGGTATAATCTGCAATAGGTCTGTTATCACCACTTGTGCCTGGTTGAAAAAATATTTGGCTATTCCATTTATAATCCATTATGGTCCAATTAAATGCAGGTAACATTGCATTTAAGTAATTTTGATCCCCTTGATAAAATGGAGGCATTCCACTTCTGGCCATCAGATCAGTGTATTCTTTAAAATCCTTAAAAACGGATTGTGCTTTATTTCTACCTTCTTTACTATATAGGACACAGCCAGAATTAAATACTCTGTGTCTACCCTGATCATCTTTAGGCATATTATGACCATATTTTTCTTTAATTATATCGTGCCAACGTAGATCATTCTGACTGTTAATACCACCAATATTATATTTTTGCCTATTCTCTGGTTGCATATGTTCTTCACATACACCTATATCAAATGAACCGAACTCATTAAATATGTTTTCAGAAGTGTTTCTCGGAACCACATCTGTATCACAAAATAGAATATAATCATAATCATCATAATATGAATCAAATATAGGTTTGAAAGCACCATAGTGTGGATTATATCTACCTAATCCTTTTCTCTGTATATGACAATCGGATGGCCAAGATGGGTTAGTTTCGAACTGATGTTCTACTCCAATCCTTTTGGCATATTGTTCCATTAGGTCTACACCTGCTCTATTTCCAGATGAAATCTTGCCTTCCCAAAATTGATATATTAGTGCCTTCATAATTTTTTTATCTCATTTTCAATTAAATTTAGATTTGGTAATGTACCAACCCTAAACACTAAATTATCTATACGATCGCAACTATGGTCCAAATTCATAGCCTCATAATGATCCAGGAACTTTACTCCATCGCCATGAAGTTTTTTACCATTAAAGTGAAAGTGTGCAGCAGGTATTCCATATGCATGAGCAGCAATAATACCATGTAAACTAGTTGATATCATTTTTTCACAACGCGATATTTCTTTTGCAACTTCAAGAGGGTCTTCGTTAAAGATGTCGATATAATGATAACCAGACTTTTTTAATGAATCAATAATATGAGGTTTACGATGAACGTAGTGAACTGTGCAACCTATTTTATATTTCTTTTCTTGCGCTGGAACAATACGTGGTAATAAAAGAGCAGGGTCACCATAAATCTCAGGGCAGTTACCACCACCCTTTAATACCATTTCACGAGTTCTCGGACCTCTTACACTACGGAAATTAACAGACGGATTATAGACTTCTGTTTTACGAATAGCACCAGAACCAACTACTATTGATCCAGGTAATGCCAATCTTGCCACGGATCCTATAACAAATAAATTGCCTGCGGGATAATCTCTTGTGTGTTTATAATTCACACCATAGTGATCCAAAAGAGGTCCGTTTAGTATATCACCAAAGTTAGGACCATCATGATCACCCCAGTATGCCATATAGGTCATAATATTTCTTTTTCAACTAACTCTTTGTAATTTTCTATCTTTTCACGTTTTGGCCCGGAAGGGGTTATTTTGGTACGAACATGAATAAATCCAGCATTTTCTGGATTAGGTAAAAATGAACACTGACACCATTTCTGATTCAAAATATATTTATCTTCACATTTTAATCCTTGCCTATAAGCAAGAGTGTGCATGATTCCTTCATCTTCAAAATGATAAAGTTTATTATAATTGTTCATCCATCCTTCATTACCATCTAGATGTTGCCTAAGTGTCATGCGCATTGTTTTATCCATTTTATAAATGGCACCACCCCAATATGGAACTGATAAACTTGCAATCATTGGATATTGTGCAGCAATTTTTCTATGAAGCATTTTCTGCACATCGGCATATAAACCAACACCCTCAAGTTCAAATATATTTTCGGTCATACCCTTTGGCGCAAACATATCAATATCAAGCATGAGCACCTGATCATACTCATCAAATTCTTTATCCAACATATACACTTTTTGACATGGAGATGTGAGATGTTTGCGAAATGGTTTGCCACGGATCAGACGATAATCTGCACCAACCATATCGGCATATGCCATAATATTTTCTACGGACTTTTCATCAAGTGGTCTTAGGTCACCATCAAAGTGTTGTAATATTATATTCATACCTCATAAAACCTTTCACCTAGATCTTCAGGGGTTCCATCCCAGTCACTTTTCTTTTTACCAAATCGTTCCATTGCAATATATGTAGGTACCAAGTTCATAGGGCATCTTAGCGTTGGACCTTTGCCACTTGGAACTTCATTTACTTTTAGATTTTTTATATCTTTTGGATATACAAATCCTCTGGGTGCCTGAATATAAAATTGGCATTCATTATGTTTGTATATAAGTGGTAACCAATAATAGTGAAATTTTTGCTGTTTACCATCAAATTCAGTTACGATTCTCATTTCTTTGCCTCAACAACTGCTGAATGCAACATACGAATTTTACCTGGTGTATCAATATTTTTAAAATCAGGAACACTGCTTTCTTGGTATTTACATTCCTTTACTACTCTAAATCCGATATCCTTAAGTGCATCGATCATTTCTTGCTTTCTCCAGATATATAAATGTTCACCATTCTGATATAATAACCCAAGTGCGCATTGTTCTCTTTTACTTCTATGATGATTTCCTGGTGCAGCAAACTTATGTTTTACAACATAGAATGCATGATAGTGATCCACAAACTCTTTTTCGTCTGGTTCTAATCTTTCATCACTCACTAATTTTTCCACAAACTCATAAGGTGGCCAAACGGTACGAATTGTTCCACCAGGTTTTAGGATACGGTATGCCTCTTTAAAAAAATTTATTCCTTGGTATTTGTGCATATGTTCAATAAAGTGTTCTGAGTAAATACCATCAAACTGGTTATCCATATATGGTGTAGGCAAATTGGTAAGGTCAAGGTTATCCACACCTGCTCTATCTTGCAGATTCACTACTGTCCAATTTAAACCCCGTGGTCTATCTGCTGCAATTTCTAAGAATTGTCCCATACACTTAACTCCGTTTTTTCAAGTTCTGGCATATTAAATTTTGTTCTGGCAAGAAAATGATTAATTTTACCATCAGGTTGTTTATTTGGCCACTGATAAGGCAGTCGATTCCATGATGTATCAAGTTCAACCACATCAAATACTGGTTGTGATAATTGCAAATTGATATACATCTGTTCAGTATAACGAGTGTGTATTATATAATCATCAAGTGAGGTAAAATGTTCTCTTGCCTTTTGTCTACCTTCACGTGACCATAATTGCAGTCCACCATTTAGGTAACGGAATCTTTCTTCTGGATATTTTTCAGACTTTGGAAACATCCATTTTTCACCAAACAGATGTTTACCATATGCAATAATACCTCTTTGATAAAGAGGCACATCCATTACTCTTTGCATCCATCTTGCAGGACCACCGGTATGAACACCAAGCTCATGTACCATTGCAACATCACCAATTATATAATCAAAAATGTTCCACTTGGTAGAAATAAGCATATCCAAATCAATGGAAAGAATATTATCGTATTCATCCCATTTCTCATCGAATATTAATTTGGTGGAATCTAGTCTTGGATCTATGTGTTGAAAATATCTGGTGTGATCTAAAATATATTCAGCGCCACATATATCTGCATAAGCCTTAGCAGAACGAGAACCAGCCTTTGCCCATTCAGGCATCTCTATTCCACCAAGGTCTGCATCATTCATTTCATACGGTATATAATATTGAAATACTAAATTTTTCATAACTTACTTTTTAGGGTTTGTTTTTGCCTTTTGATATGCTTGAGCACCAAAGAAAGCACCAACTAATGCTGATACAGAAACAAAGTAAGTTGGAGCAATATCAGCCAACAGCTGACTTGTGCTCTCAAAACTAAAAGGCAATACGTCTGTTACAACGATGCCTACTGGATATATCAACAATCCCCATAAAGCAAACCATGCCATACGACGGATCTGATCTTCTTTCTTATCTTCGTTATCTGCTCTCATCATTTCACGTTCTAATGCGAACTCTTCATCTGTGATAACACCATCACCATCTTTATCAAAGTGTTCATAGTGACTCCCGGCTTCCAATTTCTTCTGTGCAGCCATTTTTATACTCCGCTAAAATTATGTTAGCAATTTCCATTGCACGATCATAACCATTGCGCAGACGATTTGACCTAAAGCCATTTTCTGCGAACCATTCAAGAGTATTTATACTTGAACCTGAACCTACTGAGCTAGAAAACTCTGAGGACAATTCTTCAAATTCAGTTCTAAGATTTAATGTTTCCATAAATGTCATATCATGTTCCTCGTATTAAGTGCAAAGTTAAGTTCTTCTTCTAAGTAGCCAATATCATCCAAATTTGCCTGAAATCTGATCCCATAACCACCGGCCTTTTTAAACCTCATGATATTTTCTGGTTTATCATCAATAAGGATATTAGGTTTATTATCCATTTTTGAATAGGCATATTTATGTTTGTTTGAAGTAAAAATACAATTTTCTACCTCAGGCATAAATCCCATTCGCTCCAACCAAATACGTTTCCAGTAGGCAGAGTTGAATGTATCACCACGCATAGGTGATGAACAAATACCCCAATTAATTTCATTATGCCATGCACGTTGTTTTACAATGTCAACGATTTTAGTAGATATATTTACACTAGGATTATCTTCATCAAAGAAACATGGAATACGATTAAAGAAATCTGTATTGGCCAATGTACCGAAGGATAATTCTTTATCTTGAATTGATTTCCAATGATCAACTCCAAACTGTACTGCGATTTCTCCAAAGAAGTCTGCAATGACTCCATCCATATCTAAATAAATCATATAGTTTCTCCTTGATCAAAAATTTTGGCAATTGCCCCATCCTCTGCAGTTCTGGCAATTTGGATCAGAACTCGACATTCGTCTGTTGTAAGACGTTCAATTTGGTCAAAAATATTTTCGGTAGAATTATCCTTGGCAATTTTATCCAGGACATCTGATAGAATACGATAGGAATATTTCATAATATAAGCTCCTCAAATTTTTATTATATAACCATTATATACCATTTTATGGATAATGTAAAGTGTTTTTTTAAATTATTTTTATTTTTTTATGAAAATAATTTGCGCCTATCATATTCGGCCTTGGTATCCAATAACAACTTTGTATAGTTATCTCTGTGCTCTTTAAAGACCAAAGGATCTTCACCATCGACATCCATAATGACTACCGTGTTCGTGATCGGCATACCAGTGCGTTCTTCAAACATAATGGCATACGCAGACATCTGAGCAAAATAATTGGAAATGTATTCCTTTTTCTTAATTCTGCGAGATGTTTTGAAGTCGATAATTGACGGGACACCATCAAACTCCGCTATACAGTCACAACGACCAGCCATACCAAGATGGCGACTATAAAGAGCAGTTTCGAGGCCAAAGATTTTCCCGATAGATCTATCAAGAATTGGCCGCAAGTTTTCAAGACTTTGCCTAATATGTGGGAGATATTTTGTTGTATCTTCATTTTTTAAATATCCTTCGATAATAGAATGTACAAGAGTACCGCGACCAGCAGCTCGAGTACTAATCTTATTAGCTTCCTCTTCTCCGACTCTGGCTCGCCAGGCTCTAATGGAGTCTTCACTGAGAATACTTAGTACTGTTGTGACACTAGGAAAAGTAGAACCATCAGGAGCAACATATACCCTGCCAGTTTTCCTTGTGTCTGCATCCAAATCTGTATATCCAAGATCAATTTCTTCATATTCAAATACTCTGTTCACCGTCTATCCAATACTGTAATTTAATTTCATCAACGCAAACCACATTTTTTACTGGTCTGCCATTATATTGTTCTGATGCAACTTTCGCTGCCATTTCTCTGTTTTTAATTAAGAATGCTCTGCACATTATTTCATCTGGAAATGGATATTTAGTAAATGCAAAAATATCCGTTCCCTGTTGATTTGGTTCAACGTTAAACATTAATGCAACGATAAACCATTTCATCCTGCATATATCCCCAGCATTTTACTCATTGCTTCGGCATCATAAGTTACGTTTGATCCAACACCTAGTAGACATGCACGTTTTGGATTGGCATAATAACGTATCAAAGCAAACTTGCCATCTGGGTCTTGCATTACAAAAGTAATAACATCTTCACCAGTTGTGCCACCTTCATAAAGTGCTTTTCCTGTACCAGCCATAATCGGTACAAGTCCTTCTTCGATATAAAACTCAACCATGTCATCCATGTTTGAATCACAAATCATGACTGATTTTTCCCATGTCTCATTGGCAAATAAGTCACTGGTACTTATTGCCATTAGGACAAGACCTGTTGCAATAGCTGCAAATATCCATTTTACAATATTCATTATTTCATTCCTAGCATTTCCTTTGTCATGATATAATCACGAAGGAAGTCTGATCTTACGATGTCTTGCCAACCAAATGTGATCACACTAAAATTTTTCAGTTGTTCAATCACTCGTAAAAATCTTTGGATCCCATCACGTTCAGTTTGATCCTTAAAATCAGACTGATGATAGTCTCCGCTAAATATGATTCTGCAATTTTCTCCTACACGTGTGATAACAGAATCAAGTTCGTGGAAGTTTAAGTTTTGCATTTCATCCACGATAATGATAGAATTGTCAATGGTCAGTCCCCGTATGAACGATGTTGTAGTAAACTCTATCTGGTGACTATTTATAAGTTTATTATAGGCTGATTGCTCGTTAAATAATTCATTACAAATGGCCTTATAAGGTGTTTCAAATACTTCCTTTTTTTCCTCAACAGTACCTGGCAAATATCCCATATCTCTGGTAGGCACTACCGATCTGACAATAATGACTTTATTATAAGGCGTCTCTCGCTCGAGAACCGTTTCCAATGCCAAGTATAACGCAACAAAAGTTTTACCAGTACCAGCACTACCAGCCAAGACAAGATTTTCTCCGTCATCCCATCCATCATAGGCTTTTTTTTGGTTATCTGTTTGTGGTTCATAATTATATAAATCTTCAAATTTTACTGTTGATTTACTCATGATAGTCGTGTACCCATTTAAGTTCCATTATCAACCTATAATACCATGTTCGATCGTGTGGATCTGATGCCTTCAATGCATCGTCTCTAAGTTGTGCAATACGAGCAGTGATATAATCTTTATAATGTCTTTGTTTATTACGTCTCATGATTTAATTGTATTATTCCGACCGGATCCCTTTTTAATTCTATTTAAATGGTCTTGCCATTCACCACCTGCACGACGTAAATTTGAAACAGTATTACTTGCAAAGGATGGTGTTGATAAAACCTTTGTGATATCTTCATCTTCTAATAACCGAGCGAGCTCATCAAATGGTACACTTACATCCCATTCCTCACCAGTAGATTTTCTTTTAAGCGTATATTTTGGCATTCCACCACTCCGGTTGTTTACGTCTGGTCCATTCCATCTTGAACCGATCTTGTTTTGTATGATAGAACATACGATATGATTTTACAGGATCATCTGGAAACATACACTCTGGATTAGACTTCATGGCCAAACGAAATGGAGTCATTGGTCCTTCTGGTATATTTCTAGGTAATGATTGTATTTGCCAGAGAAGTTCCCTTGCAGTCTTTGTATTCTTGTAAGGTTCCTTTTCTGTTGCATACCTATATGTATATTCGTCACAAAGTGCCTTAAAGTGTTCCCAATGCCAACGATAATTTGCAGAACTTTCCATAGTCCATTGTGTGCATGGATGATTAAAGTGTACTGCTTTGTAATAGAGTAATTCTGCTTCTAGATCATCTGCACCTAGATATAAATCATAATAATCAACCATTCTTTTACCGGACTTTGATGGCCGTTTTACCTTTTTACCATCCAACATCCGATGAGCAGTTGATAACATTTGACCTGACTCAACAATCATTTTAACAACGTGTTTATCACATTGTAATTGAGCAGCGATTACTGGATTTTCATGTAAGACAAAAATATTCATAATATAGATACCACTTCCCTTTCACTTAATAATACTATTATTATATACCATAATGAGTGGTATGTAAACAAAAAAATTCCTATTTAATATGAATTTACTGGTTTCAAATCTCCTATGGTTTTTAGTACAAAGTCTCGTTTTTTAAGAATCTTCTGTGCTCTTTGGGTAAACCCTTTCTTTTCTAGCTTACGTGCATAGATTTCGAGTTCTGCAGAATCTTTTTCCAAACGTTCGATTTGAGCTAATACCATTAGTATTTTTCCTATAAAAAAAGGATGTGCAAGAACATGCACACCCGAGGTTAGTGTTGAAAGATTATTATTTTTTTTATTCGCGCAACAGACCAGGGAAGGCCTCCTGAACTACTGGTTTCGTTACACCCTTTGGTGATTTTTTATTAATCATATCAATCACCAGTTTGGCATCTTCCGGATGAACACCTTCCAATAAACCAATAAAGAGCCTTTCACGTTTGAACGCCGGCAGTTTGTCTCCTTTACCACCCTTTACAAACCATGCAAATTGCTTATATTCTCTTTGCAATTCAGTAGGGTGATTATGATCCTCTGCCTCTTGATATGGTGGTGCACCTTCAGGTAAATTCCAAGTTACCTTGGTATCAAGTGTACCACGTAGTATATCCTTTAACGCCCAAGATTCATTCTGTTTTAATAATTTAATTTTGTCTGCTTTTGATTTAGCTTTTGCAACATCAGACAGAACTTCAAATACGTATTTCTTAGCCATTATATTAATTCCTCAACGGATTCAATCATTTGTTTCATACCTTTATTTATAAGATACGGAAACACTTTACCCTTGTTATTCAAAGGATCTTGTGAATTAAATTCTTCAATGATTTGATTTTTTAATCTGTCCGGTGTTTTGGACAAATCAATAAGAGTTTCATTACGGCAGTAATTACGATACCACGATGCAGCATAGAGTAATTCACCATCTGCAAGATCCTCTTTGAATGCCTCTTTTTTCTTTTTTGATAATGGAGTTTGTCTACGTTTTTCAACAAATACATCATCATCGGATAACACATTTGGAACACCATCACCTGCATCACCGGTAAGGATTTTTTCAATAAGGTTAATTTTTGGATTATCATCCACAACCGGTTTTTTAAGTAATGGTGAAAACTGTTTCACATTAGGATATTGTTGCAGTTGTTTAAAATCGTGATCTGCAGATATGATCATTACATCTTCATACTGGCCAAACTCTTGTGTATTTGCTGCCAATGTGCCGATAATATCATCTGCCTCACATTCATCAATCTTGATCACATAGTATGGAAAGTTTTCTTTGATTTCTTCTTGAACCATACTCAGAATACGGAAAGCCTCATTCCAATCGAAATCTGATTCCTCACGATTTTTCTTACGGCCGGCTTTGTATTGTGGATAATAATTTTTACGCCAGTTGTTACCAGAGTCAATGGCCAAAACAACTTCGCCATATTGTTCTTTGAACTTTGAACGATACATACGAATTGAATTAATCATCATATGCCGCAGCATAGATTCATCATTTACTTTGTTCACTACAATAGTGGCAATTGCAATACCACTGAAATCAATTAAAATCACATTACGCTCCATAAATTTTTATTATGGTATATTATATAACATTTCTTTATAAATGTAAACCCCTAATATGTTTAGAATGAATTTTACAACCAATAAACTCATTGTAATATTCATCCTTTAATAGGACGTCATGATCGAATTGAAGTTTTGTTTCGTAGTAGGACATTTCACCCTTTGTTTTACAAAGGTATAAAATCTCTCTCTTGTAGTTTTCTTTACCTTTTTCTTCTACAAGAAGTTGGATCTCTTTGTTGCTGCCGTAATAGTTTCGCCAGTCAGACTCAACACGTGTCCGTACCCGTCGGTTTCTCTTTGAATTTTTTGGTAATACTTTCGGGCGCCAGAAGTTCTTTTTACCGATATATTTTTTCTTTGTATCCACTTCAGTGATGAGGTAGACAAAGCCTTGATATTCTTCGGGAGTTTCATTATATTCTCTATTTTCATAATACCACATAAAGGTATTTATTCACCATCTAAAGTTTTATATTGCCATTCATCAGTATGTCCAACTGACCATTTTGGCTCAACTTCAACTGCATAATTTTGTGTGCAAACTTTAAAATCAGGTTGCAATAATTTTTCTGGTATAAGGGAACCGTCACGCCAAATAACTCTATTATTTGGCTGTGCAGCAAATTGACCATTATCAAGTCTTATTACGTTGAATGATTTATGTTCAGGATCATGTTCAGAAAAGTTTGTATCGAGATATGAATTATCCCTGTGAGCATTATCAATGGTAAATTCATATTCACCTGGATGCATTTTTTTATCTTTACCAAAAAATTCACACCTTGCCAATAATGGTTTTTGAATTACTGTTAGGTCGTAATCAAAACAATCCCAAAGTTGTAATACATCCAATGGTAAGAGTTCACCATGATCTGTTTTCCATAAAAAGGCAGAAAGTGGTAGTTTATCATATAAGGCACCATATTCTGTTAATAGTGTTTCAAAATATAAGGCTTTATATTGTGTACTTTTTACACTAATCCATATACCGGGGGTAAATTCACCATGCCCTTTTTCTAAATCATAAAGATATTCCTTTCGGACAAAAACGGGTATTGGTGGTAAGGGGTGTACTAAAAATGCCATTAGTGATTTTCCGTTATATTTTCAACCTCTGCTCTACGTCCACAAACAGGACAAAATTCTGGCTTCTCGCCATTCTCAACCAGTACAATCGTTACCGCGTCGCACTCTTCGCATTCGATTCGATATTCGTTTTCCACTTTTTTCTAGTATCTCCTGTTTCCGTAGATCATCACAATAAAACCATTCTTTGATATGTTCAGAAGAACGACCACAACCTACGCAATGGTCGTCCTCTATTTTACAGATTTTAATACAAGGTGAGGCAATCTTAGAAATCGATTTCGCAGGCCCCACCTGCACAAGCCGCTGCCGCGAGCGTGTCGACATCAGTATAAACCTTTTCTGTTAAATCATTTGTCCAATCAATATGTTTAAGGTTCTTTTGAATTTTGTTCCACTTATGAAGCAGATAAGCATCTTTCAAACAGTATTCTGTTTTCTTCATATCACCATCTAGATAGTTTTCTGCAAATCTTTCATATCGGCGAACCCAATCTTTCTTTGCAGAATTTTCTGATGATTCAAGAGATAAATCCTCACCCATACCATTAGCTGTTGCACATGCAGTCCAAAGATTATCAAATACCTTAAGAGAATCCACAACCATACCAGAAGCAAATATTGCTCCTTGATCATATTTATTTACCATATCATCGGCTGTAATGACCTGCGTATTTGGTGCTTGGTTATAATCCTTATCACCTGTTGGGGCAAGGAAAGAAATACCAGAAAACGAATATCTATTTTCAAATACATATTTTTCTACATCATCCCAATCATCAACGATAATGGTATTAGATACATTATGCCGTATACCTTCATCAGCACATAGTTCTTCATTAGTGCCTTCAACAACCCAATACTTTTGGGCCTTCTTGACTAGCTCTAAGTGTTTTACGCCAAGTAGATCATCCTTATACATGGAACCGTTTTTAGGTACAATAGGGAATGATACCACAACATCTGTACCATTTGCAGACCATACTGATTCCTCAACCATAAATGGATTTGACCGAACGATGGCTTGAGTAATTTCAGATTCTTTATTCATCTGAATATTACGGATATACATTGGAGAGTGTTCTGCATGAATACCTGATGCAGTCTGTAATAATACTGAGGCATTACCACTTGGTTTCACACAAGTTGTACGTGCTGCAGGATTAATACCAATAATTTCAGCAACTTCTTTGTTTACCTTTTTAACTATATTGGCACCTTTTTTCAGGATTTTGGTATCAAATAAAACATCTGGATTATTCATCCAACCAGTAATGGAAACCCCAAGTAATGCCTCACGGTCAAAGATTTTTTTGGATGTATCAGATAGGAATTTAAAGTCTGTATACCCTGCTTGAAGTGTTCCAAGGATTGCAGCAGAACGACAAGCCTTATAGAAGTCCTCTTCTGTTACACATTTACCACCATTGATCTCTGTCAAGTTACAGCCTTGCCAACCTGACTTGCCTTTATACTGTGGGAACATACCAATTTCAACACATGGATTAGTTGTGTGTTCCTTAGAAGTAGTAAAGTAGAAACCTGGTTCACCAAACGATTTAACTGATTCCATAATTTTTGCAAACATCTCTGGAGTAGCTTCATCACGGACAATCACTGCAGAGTTGTTTGAACGACCACGCTGTGGATTATCCATAAACCAGTTACCAGTCTTTGCATTCATCATCTCATCATCTTCAGGTGAGAACAAACAGATAGTGGCTGAACGACGGACTCCACCGGATAATACTGCATCTGCCGCATGCATACAAATATCATATACTGCAATAGGTCTAATTTTAATTGGATCCTTTTCATCCATTACCATACCTTGCAACATATGTTCAATTTTATCTAGTGATTTACGTAAACCTTCTGGACCAGGAGCTTTAAACCCACCTGAAATCTTTGCGCCTTTTGGACGAATATTTGATAAATCAAAGAATACACGACGGCCTTCATATTCTGGAAATTTACCACCACCTACCATATATGATGCCATTAATACATCAAGAGCAGATGCCCAACCTTCAATTGAATCCTCTACGATATACCCTTTTGCTTGTTTGGTACGTTGTTGAATTTTTGGTAATTTTTTAATGTGATGTTCCTGTACAGAAAACCCTGCACCTGCACCACAAAGCAAAATATAAAAGAACTCACCAAAAAATTCTGGACGGTCTGCATATGATGAGGTACAGTTATACATTCGCATTTGGTGTTTCTTTAACTGTTCACCACCAAACTGTAATGCACGTTGCGCGCCAAGCACACGTTGTTCCTTATATGCCGTTCTGGCTTCTTCTAAATACTTACTTAATTTTTCTGTATGCTCTGAGTAATTTTCCTCGTGCATAGATAAGACACGATCGACGGCTTCATCCCAAGATTCATAACGATTTTCTGCATCGATGAAACGAGAGTAACCGTCATAAAATTTGGTTTCGGATAAAAATGAACGTGTGTCTGCAAACCGATTTTGCATTACATGAATTCCTTATATGATTTTTTACTTGATAGGTAGTATTATATATCAAAAGTAGGTCTTTGTAAACCCTAAAAAACGGTGTTTCTTTACTTTTTTACATAATATTTTTTTATCATTTCAATTTGATCATCATATTTTGCAACCTGTTCTAGTTCCATTTCGATTGCTTCCATAATATCCGAATGTTCACCAATACCTGCAGGGTTAGTCATATAGACTTCGATATTGGCTAAATGTTTATTGATGTGGCCTTGTGCGTGAGATATTACTGCCTTAATTAATGTTTCTCTCATTTTTTCCTCGCTTTATCAAGTGCTCTGGATCCAAACCAGAATGATATAATTGCGGCAAAGATAGCTTTTGTATCCTCGTCCCATAATAACTGAATCGCTTCGGCAAAGTCAGTACCTTTTTCTATTGCTGTCATTAATAATGTAATCTCAATTGTTACAAATAATGCAAAGAAACCATAAGTGATTACTGGTCTAACTGATTTCTGTAAACCAGCAATAAACCCTGTCCCTTTGTTTATACTTATATCATGTTGAATCAGACGGTCATGCTCTTTATCGGCCCCCTGTTGTTCATACATTTTCATATCATGGTCAAACCCTTTTGCCCTGAGTTCAGCCATGACTTTCATCTTTTCAATTTCATGTTTATTGTCTGCCTTTTTGGCAAACGAATCTGTGATCGCTGGAACTGCAGAACCTGCAAATCCAATTAATGATCCTAATAATGATAACATAATATCACCTCCTGTTAACTATCACTATCTAGTCTTATATTATACCAACCGGAACCTTCATACATATAGTATCTTTGTAATGATGTTACAAAAGCAGTTGCTCCTGCTGATACATTTGTTACGGGTAATGAGTTTATATCTGAATATGATGCAAAGGTTCCCGTGGACGCAGCGGCAACTGCACTGACTAAATCCGAATCCAATTGTGTAAATACCAAAGGCTTATTATCCGTATTCGTTACCTCAGTGGAATTAAGCATTTTTGCAATGTCTCTTACTTTTGTCATAGTTCAAACTCTGCTGTTGGGGCTGTAAATGATGATGTATATCTGCCTTTGCCCTTTGTAATTCTGATATCTTGCATCCTACCATAAAAACCTAAGGTACCTAAAGAAGCACCGTATGTCCCAATATACAAAGCATTTGAGGTACCATAGTTATGTGAATCACTAGCAGATGTTGTAAGAGTACCATCTTTGAATAGGTAAGTTGTTCCACTCACTCGTGAAACAGCTATATGCATCCATGTACTTGAATCAAATGTACTAAAACCTGTTGTATAAAGTGTGCTTCCTGTTCCAACAGTAGAATTATAATAAGAAAGATGTCCCTGAGATGTTGGATAATGAATTCCACTATTACCACCTGTTCCAAATTCCAAGACATAGGAAGGAATCATGCCGTTAGACCAGATCCAAAGTTCCCAGGTAAAGTCTCCGGTACCAAATCCAAGTAATTCTGTATCAGGGACTATTAGATAACTTCCATCTGAACTAAAGAACATAGAAGAGGATGTGGTAAACTTCCTAGGTGTAGTGTTTGATTGCACTCCGTTACCATAGAGATCATCTATAGAAACCAAAACATTACCAGCAGCTGCATCATAGATATTTGCGTCTGACTTATTGTTCATTAGTAATGATGTTCCACTACCTGTATGAGATAATGGAGCAGTTGGTGGTGTGAATGCAGAGGTATAAATTGCGGTTCCTTTTACTATTCGTAAGTCTGCAATATAACCGAGAAAATTATATCCACCGCTACCATAGTCTCCTACAGTAACGGCTTGTGTGCCATAGTTATGAGTATCAGCAGCACTTGATCCTACAGCACCATCAACGTAAATTGTAGTTGTTCCACTGGATCTTACAAATGCAATATGATGCCAAGCATTATATGTGATGGTCCCACCTGTAGTATAAAGAGCACTTGATATACCTATTGTAGAATTATAATATCTAATTTTAGTATTTGCAATGTTCATAGTTCCACCATTAGAACCATGATCTAGTAAATAGTGATTAGCTTTTGCTCCAGTGACATATATCCATGCCTCCCAGGTAAAATCACCTGTGCCATAAGCAAAATCACTAGAACTCGCTGTTGTTAAATCATCACCTGTTCCGTCAAGATAAACAGAGCCACCAACATCATCTGCCGTCCATGGCGAATAATCATATGGTCCGTATGGTAAAGTTCTTGTGTCACCATTTACAGTAAATGTATGATTATTTGTTGATTGATCCGCAAAATATGGAAGACTTCCCATCAAGAACTGTGTACCTGAAATAGCAGTGAGTGGTTCTGTTGGAGGCGTAAAGTTAGAGGTATAAACAGCAGTGCCCTTTACATATCTAAAATCTCTAATATATGAGGGAGTCAAAAATGAAGTACTATAATAACCACCTATTGCTAAATATCTTTTGTTAGAGTTGTCATTATTATTTGTACCCGTGTTGGCATCAGCAACACCATTTATATAAAGTGTTACTGTCCCACTTGATCTTACTAATGCTAAATGAACCCAAGTATTATCGTAATCTGCGTGGGCAGTTGCACCAACAACTGCCCCAGAAGAACCCTTATAGAATCTAAATGTGTTTGACTGTTTTCCAACACCGTACGCATTATTGCTACTATTAAAACCACCAGATGTTGAAGATAGATGAAAGAACCCAGAATTAGTACTACCGTTTTTATAATACACCCAAAACTCAAATGTGCAATCACCATCAGGACCACCATTTGCACCAAGATCAATGCTTAGATAATCTCCTGTTCCATCAAAATTGGTACTATACCCACCACTACGATATGGCGAAAACGTGGCTGCGGTTGGGTCGCCAGTTTCTGTAAATCCTGTTGTTACATCACTTGAATTTTTATATGTGATTGCATCGTTTTCTAAACCACTACCTGTTGCCTTTACCAATAATATGGTTTCAGCAGATGAATCAACTACACTGGTAGCAAATGTCAAACTAAAATCTTTTGTTGCGGTACCAATATTAATACCATCATTTGCCTTGAAAGTGAGAGTAAATGTACCGGTAGTTGCGCCACTATCTGCTGTCAATGGATTAATTGTAAATACACTTGAATCCTGTGTGAGTGTTGCCCTTCCAAGCATATTACCATCTGATTCAACAGCAAAGGTTAAATCAGCATCTCTACCATCTGAGTCAGTAGCAATCATGGTAACAATTGCAGAAGGTTGACCACTATCTGATAATACAATAGTACCAGATGGATCCAATGTAACTGTAGGTGTCAGGTTAACTGTGGCAATATTATAATAGGCATTATTTAGTGTCACATATAATCTTTTATTTGATTTCACATAAGCCTGTGTACCAGATACTAAACTCTGTACAGGTAATTCGTTAACAGAATCATATACAGTTAATGATGGTGAAGTCGTATCTGCAATATCTGTAATTCTTGCAGAGTCCAGACTCTCATCTAAAAATAATATTCTTGAACTGTTAGGATTGTTATCCTCGGTAACGCCAAGAATTTTTGCAATATCCCTTGACTTAGTCATTAATATTGCCCTCCAGTTTTACCGTAATCTGCGTATGTTAAATCACCCACATCTGTGGCATTAGCATCGGATGCAAATGAAAATTTACCGATGCCATTAGCATCTGGTGACCAAGGTGTTGAAACACCACCAGCCATATAACCATGACTTGTAGATGAAACTCCAGCTACCCTAGTTGATTTTGCTGAGGCCATACTTCCAACCAATGTAGAATTGGAATTATTAGCAAATGGAAATTTTGTAACACTATTCGAATATGTATCTGGCGCTGGTTGGTAATTCACACCACCAAAATTATATCCATAGGTAGTTGATGAAGCAGAACTACCATATAGTGAGGCTGAATATGGCCATAAGTTATCATAACCTATATCTGATGTTGCTCCTTCACTCGCAAAAGGAAATGAATATATTGATGTAGCAACACTTTCACCATACGGAAATGAACTTCTGTATATTCCCCCACCAGTAGTATATTGCTGTGTTGGTGAACTATTTACCATACCACCATAAGTATCTGAATATGTCGTAAGTGTGCCAACATTAGTCGCCCAAGTGTCTGTACTGTAAGTAATACGATCATAATAATTTTTAATGCTACTATTTGCTGGTGATGGCCACCCAGTACCCATTAAATACCCTTTTGACCTATTTCCACTCATACCTGTTGCTGCTTGTGAGATGTTATTTGGAAATGTGGTATCTCGAACGTTATAAACATCTGTATCACTGGAATATTGATATTTTTGCCATTGTAAACCACTTCCGAAAACATACCCATATGTTCCGGAACCACCTGAACCACCTAAGAAAGTGCCACTACCTAAATTCCCTACAAATGCGGCATTACCGTCAGATGATAAGGACCACCTTTCCATTCTATCAGTATCGGCCTGACCACCCATGGCATAACCGTAAGTTGTGCCACCATACGTACTACGAGAAGGCCATGTCACTGGAGGCACTGAAGGAAATGTCCAATCAATAGTAGCACTATCTGTTATTGTATTAATACCGTCTGTTGCTCTAAAAATATATTTAAAAGTAGATCCACCGGTTCCATCTGCATCATAGACTGGAAGAACACTTGTCTCAGGTGCAGCGTTAAATGTCCAGGATCCAACATCAGAATCAACTGTAATACTTGTCATTAGCGTATTGGCAACTGGAACCTGAGGTGCATATACCTCACCACTGTATGTAAAAATTCCATCTGGATCATCTGAATCAGAGGCAGTATTAGTAATTACCAGATTTGTATCTTCATCAGCAACTTCATATGTTGCAGTAAATGCGGCATCCCAATCAGGTATTTGGTTAAATACACCAACAGAATACCAAATATTACCATCACTAAAATAATACTTTTCACTATCAATAACAAGTGCAGTGTCGCCCATACTTAAATTATCGGTAGGTAATGAATCGTGAGTTTGGAATATTGATGATATTGCTGGTAGAGAAGAATTAATAATGGGTGTTGCTAAATTGGAATCAAAGGCTTCACCAGCAATCAATAATCTCTGATTGTCAGTATTTGCTGCCTCAGTGCGCGATAAAATACGTGCAATATCACGCAATTTAGTCATTATTCAATACCCATTTCCTTATTGTATTCACGAAACTTCTTGAGTAGTTTCTTTTTCTTTTTTGATCTACGGTCAAGAAATGCAACAACAGGCCCTTGAGATGTTTGTGCCGGATTAGGAATTGATGCCGTTGTGGTGTCCTCTTTTTGTTCACCTCTTGCTCTACGTAATGCATCTGCTGTAGGTGCACCTTTTTCACCTTTTTTCCTCATCTTTTCCCCTCTACGTCTTTTGGCGTGAATGTTATCCCACAAACCTTCGTTCTTCTTTTTCTTTTGTTTTGCAAGGATCTTTTTCTTTGTAGGACCGTGCAACATCATCGCTGGTTGAAAACCACTACCCTCGTTCATTTGTAAACCTCACTGATTGTGAAATAAATTTTCTGATTTGTTTTAATATGGATTCCTTCATAGATATCCAAACCAAAAACATCACCAACCGGATATGAATCATCCAGCACTTTGATTTTATCTTTGGCATAACAAAACTCTTCATATGAGGAATTTAAAATTTTATTTTCTAGAATGGTATAGATTCCTGGTGATATCTGTTTATCTTCTAATACAAACCACTCAGATGATTCATTAAGAACATCTAATAAATCAACATTGAACTTTTCACAAATCTGTGAAAGGTGTTCATCTTTCATTCCATATTTTTCTTTGATTAGGAATAGTGCAGCGGCAAAGGAACCTAATTTGGTCCCACCTCCAGGAATTTTACTTAATAATCTTTTTATATTAGCGCAAAGTCTAATGAAAGGAGTATATGCTGATTTCTTTTCATCATCATCGAGTTTTACGGTCTTGTCTCTTTTACCGTTTTCATCAATGATACCAAGTTTATATGCATCCCAACTTTCCCATTTTAACACCAGCATACGAATAAACCTAAAGGTGTAGGTGAGGTCAGCTGCTCTTTTAAGAATACCCATTATATTTTCCTCAGTTCCTCTACAACTCTTTTATCCATTTTTATCCCTGTTAATTGTTCATTTGTAATATACCTTAAAAAAACAAGGAAAGGTTTTACTGTTGGCCAATGTTTTTGTTCCAGTTTTACCTGAAGCATATTTAATGCCGCTTCTGATCCAAAAACATTAAATATAACAATAAGGTGATTTAATATTAAACGTTCAGATAGATTTCCGTTTTCGATATACCTATTAACCAAACGTTTAATATATTTAAATCTTTTCAAATCCTCGTGAAATTCTTCTATATCCGAAAACGTTGGATTATAGTAGTGCCTCGAGGCATAAAGAAGAAAGTTTTTTTCATTTAATTCCATGATAATATGTATAAGGAATTTTAATCCTCAAACATTACTGCTTTCAACTGTTCAATCAATATATCCTTATTAAGGCGACGGTCAAGTTCAATTCCATATTCACGACCAAGTTCTTCTAGTTCCTTTTTGGACATACCGTCCAAATCATCTTCCATCCAATACTCTTCTTCTGTTTCTTCGGTTGAAAGATTATCCATGTCCAGTTCAAGATGCTCTTCAGCAAATTCCTGTTCGTTAACAGGAGATTCTGTTATGGTTTGAACAATTGGAATTGTGGCAACACCATTATACTCATCAATTTGTTGAGGAGATAATTTTTGTGCCTTTAATAATTCACCTGTACGAGGATGGGTCCAACCGCGAGCAGTTGGGATAGCATCCTTTTGATAATTTGGAGGACTGATTGCCATTTATTACTCCTTAGTTTCTTCTTCTGCACTTTGAATTACAGCATCAGGATCAATCTGTGTTGCACCATCAATTGGTTCCTGTAACTTTAGCCATTTTTCTTGTACTTCTAAATATGCTTCCATGGTCTTTTTCATTGGTGTGCCAGGCGCTTGTACCTTCTGATCACCTGTCCGGACGTTATCACTTCCGTTACGACCCTTTGCCGGTTTGGTTACCTTACCAGCCTTAGATGCATCATCATGACCTTTTTCTTCGGTATCATCAACTTCAGGCTTTTTGGCTGGTTCCATCATGTCCTTGGCACCTTTACCTTTTAGGGCATCTTCTGGTTTCTCAGCTTTATCCTTATTTGGATTATTATTTGCCTCAAGAACATCGCGTAGTGATTGACGGATACGTGATTCCATCTTAGGATTCATTTCCACATCATCTTTTTCGCCTTTTTTCTTCATCTTTTTCTTTTCATTATCATCATTGCCGTTTTCTTCTTCATCATCATTTTCGTCAACTTTTTTGGAAACGGTTTTACGGCGATTATGTAGATATTCATCTGATGAATCCACATCACCATCATTATCAATGTCTTTATCTTTACGATTTTTAAATTTCTTTTTCAATGCCTTTGGCTGAACCTTGTCCATACCTTCGCCATCATCTTCTTTATCATTGGTATTATCTTCTTTGGATAATTTAGCCATTTCAGTTTTCACATCGAATTTTTTACCAGCAACAACAAAGGAGTTTTCGCCTTTTTCTCTTGCTGCATTTAATGCCTTGGTAAAAGCATTACCTTCATCCTTTTGGGCTTTTTCGTTTAGAGTAGCCCGGAACTCTTTAAATGGATTTTGTCCGAATAGTGACATTATCTTTTCTCCTTTACATCCATTGGGCTACTACTGCGCCAACGGCAGCGACTATCGCTGCTAATACTAATTTATTTATAATCCCTACTGTATGGGCATTATCATCTACTTTCTTTTCAATTTCGTCTATCTTTTTAGATAATCTGTTCATTCTTTCATATGCTCGATCATGGTCTTCTTTTAACCCTATGAGTTTTTCTTCTGCTCTAGCCATCATTACTAGCGCATCTGCAAGACTATCTAGCTTTTGTTCAATTCTATCTAGTCTAACGTTGGTATTACCATCTGCCATTATTTGACCCTAATCTTATTAGTTTCTGTATTAACAAATTCAAGTATTCTATAATCTGCATCAACTACGACTTCCATTTTACGGCATGATAACATCAATGCGCTCTTATGCTCTTTTGATTTGCCACCACGTATATTTCTTTCGATAGTTCTTTTTGCCTTCATACACTCGCCTAAACTATCCCTTACAGTATATTCTTTGAGTCCAATCGGATCGCCAAAAAACATTAATAATATGATAA